ATTGTCCACCTTCTGAAAGTCTCGAATCTGTTGCTTGGTAAAATCGCACTTCCGTAGATGATTATACTTGATTTCAGTAATAAATGAAAGGTCTTCGTGTATTTTTGCGCACATTAAAAGACACCGAAACACAGTTCTCTCCACTAGGCGCGCTGCATGCGAGATTTCAAAGAACTGCGTGGCAAACCTACAGGAGAATACTCCAAAAAAGTAAACGCAAACTATTATCGCAGCTTGAATGTTCGTAAGTTCCATGTGTACTCCAAAAAAAAACCGCAGGCAGTACCTACGGTTTTATTATAGCAACTTTTGTTTTATTTATCAAGCAAATTATTTTTTTCTTCGTCGGCGCTGTCGTTGTTGTCGGGGGGGCTTATTTTGAAGAGCCTCACGAACGATTCTCTTCGCAACACGCTTGGTAATCTTATTAACCAGCTCTTGGAGGGGCAGCTCTTCTTCGTCGCCTAGGGCGCCAAGCTCAACTTCCTCTTCATCGCCTAGCGGATCTTCTTCAACGTCAAGCTCATCTTCTTCGCCCTCTTGGTCTACTTCAACTTCATCACCTAAAACGTCTTCTAATGCGACCTCTAGTGCGGCGAGGAAATCATCAACACTGACTTCGCGGCCGCCTTCAGGGGGTCCGAGATCCCTTTCCTCTTCGGGGGGAAACTCATCTTCAAGTGGCTCCTCTTCCATATCAAGAGGCGCAAGATCTTCTTCTTCCGGAGGTAGCTGTTCGCGTAGGCGCGCACCGGCTCGACCATTGTCGTCGGGACTGCCATAACCAGCAGCACCTTCGCCGCGGCCTCTGCCGTGTGATTCTTTTTGTGGCTTCTTCTCCGCGGCTACCGCGGTCTCCTCGGGCTTCTTTGGGCGCCGGCGCTCGTCGGGACTGACCGCGCTGATTACGTCGGCCTCGGCGGCCTTCTTGGCGGCTGGGGTGCTGTGTGGGTCGATCGTGCCTCCGGCATCTTTCTGGGCCTGTGCCGCGCGGTCTTCGCGCTCATCTTCTGACTCCTCGCGAGACCGGGGGATCGGGCCGGTTCCATGGACCCTGCCGCGCTTGATGCCTTTTCCGCCGCCCTTGGCATATGCGCCTTGAGAGCCGCCGGGAGTAACGGTACCGCCGGCTTCATGGAGACCATGAACAAACCCCGGGGTGAGGGGCTCCAAGTTTGCCAGTTTCATAAACTGTCGAACCTGGGCTTCGGTCAGCAGATTTTCGTTCTTACTCATTATGATATTCTCCTAAAACAAAAGAGTATTGTTGCTACATTTAATTAGTATCTGTCGAACATAACGACGCTTTTTATCTTATTTAAAGTTTTGTCAACTATCTGCTTTGCTCTCACAATACTTATGTGGTGGCGCTCTGCAACTTCTTTAAGGGTCATCGGCCCGTGTTTGTCTACCGCAATCAGTGTGCAGTTGTTATCTTCTGGATAATCAATCCACATTCGACATTCTTCCTCTACACAGCTACGTTGAGCTAGCAGGCACTTCTTTGAACATTCTCTCATAACTCTGGTATCTCCTCTTCTATTAAATCAAATATATTCTCGACATCTTCTTCCGTAATCCCCAACTTCTTCATCAAATCTTTTCCGCTCTTTCTTAGCCCTCTAGATTTTTGTATGTTAGCTTTCGATTGGAGCTTCTCATCCTGTCTATAAAAATCTAGAAACTCCATAAACTTATCGTTTTTTTCTAAGTACGAAACAACACATGCTCTAAAGAACTCGCTCTGTGTCCTGAAGCCGTCGTAGTGCATTCTTATCTTAAAATCCTCGTGTAGCCGAGGGTGAAGGAAAAATGTTACGCTAGCTAAATCTTTCATCGCCCTAAAATATGCGTGCCGCTTTCCCGTAGGCCAGCGGAAGACTGTACCACAAACTGGGCCCTTTCCTGTAGCTCTGCGATGTTCCGCGCGCCGGAGTAGGAAAGGCCGCTGCGGACACCTCGCTCTAGGTCATGTAGCACGTCGGCTACGGAGCCGCGGCACGGTACGACAGTAGATATTCCCTCCAAAGAGGAAGTCTTGCCGCGCCAATCTATTTGGGCGTCCTTGCTCGCCATGCCTCGATATGTTTTAAACTTTCCCTTGGGTGTCTGGAGAACCTCACTGGGACACTCGTTCGTACCAGCAAGTAGTGAGCCGACCATCACAAAGTCAGCCCCGCATGCCAGCGCTTTTACTATATCGCCCGAGGTGCGAAGGCCGCCGTCTGCAATAACTTTTACGTCAGAGAAGCGCCCTCCCTGCTTGGCGATGCGTGTCGATATGATCGATTCTAGCGCTGGCACCCCGTGACCCGTTTGTGTTCTGGTGCTGCATATACTTCCTCCGCCGATACCCACCCGAACGCTATTTGCGCCCCATGTAGCCAGATCTGTGAACCCTTCAAATGTCGCAACATTTCCAGCCATAATATGAACAGCATCGCCGAAGACTTGACGCAGATCCTGAATGGTTTCTTTCACCAAAATATGGTGACCGTGGGCCACATCAATACATAATATTCTAACGCCCGCTTCGTAAAGCGCACTGGCTCTATCTAGGTAATCTCCGGAGGTCCCTATGGCGGCGCCCGCATTGGCTGTGGCAAAAAGAACTTCATCTATTACAGCACACTGCTCCTCAATACTGTTATATCGATGAACAATGGCTAGGCCCCCCTCTTCCCACATGGCGATCGCCATCTCGCTTTCCGAAATAGTGTCCATTGGGCTAGCTATGATGGGAAGACGAAAGGAAGTGGTTGGACCATCCCCCTCGAAACGAGATCCAATATGAATGTCGCGTCGCGATTTAACCTCGGAATATTGAGGTGTTAATAATATATCATCGTATGATAGAGCTTGTTTAAGTTGCATTTATTTCTCCTATGTTGCTTTCGACTCTTTGCCAACAGGGAGGGCAGGTAAGTCGTACGACCTTTCTCTCTTCAAACACTACGACGTGCCATGTTTGTGCCATTTCTTTACTCTTTTTGTCAAACCCCGTTTCACATACACAGCATTTTTCTGGCATATCCAAAAATAAACTTGTTTTTTGTTTAAGTGCTTCTTTGGCCTTCTTGCGTTCTTTCTTGCGCTTGGCCGTGTTAAGCTTTCTTATCTTTGGCATTCTTAAGTTCTCTCCAGAGGATAGAAGTCGGGCGTCAAAGCAATCGGTGACTTATAAAGCATGTCGGAATGAAACACCACGACTGCCGACGGAAAGGGCGCGGCGTTGTCCGAGCCTCCGAACTTTAATCTACCACGCAGTAGATGAACCTCTTTGGCCCTCATTACGTAATCGTGCCACCATTTGGTGTCCGTTCTGGAGGGCACCAGCATCACCACTATCGTGTTATGCTTCTTGGCCTCTTGGTAGCCTTTCTTAAGCCACGCGCCGATGCCTCGACCGTAGGGCGGGTTAACAAATACCGTATGTCCTTTCCAGTCTTGAGCAAGTCCATCGTCTTCTTTGGTAAAGTATTTTTTGCATTTGGCGCTAGCTTCCGTCGCACATGGATCGAGAGTAAATTTAAACTGCTTGTCTAGCTTGTCAAAGAACGCCTGGGGCGTGTCCCACTCTCCCGACGTTGAGCTAAAGCCAACAGCACCCGCTTCTTGTTTCCATAGTCCCCCTGCGGTTTCAGTCTGCATCGGTGCTCCCCAGTGCGCCTTCGCCCCGGGCGCTAATGGCTACAGGGTATTCATAAAGGTCCCCTCCGGAGTTCTCCCAGGCCTGAAATGATACCACGGGCACCATTACAAGTTGGGCTATTTTTGTGTGCTTGTCGACAAGTTGGGTTTCTGTCCCAATGTTGTGAAGATTAATAAACACTTCGCCGGCATAACCAGAGTCTATTACGCAAGCCCCAACTATAAGACTGCGCTTCACTGCCACGCTGGAGCGATTTTTTACCTCCAGCATATAGCCGTGCGGTACTTCAAATCTTAATCCCGTTTCTAGGACCGCGCTAGTCCCCGGCTCGATGCGACAGGCTGTCGTCGAAAAGTCTGCCGGACAATAGTACACGTCTAAACCTGCGTCACTCGGATGCCCTCGCGTAGGACTTAGCGCGTCCTGTCTGACGCGGTGATACTGTATAATCATTTTCCTTGTCCTCGATACTTTTTCTTGTAGTTCTTGTTTCCGCCGGAAGGGCCCGGGTGTCCGTATTTCGTAAACTTGCTAAGTCCTATTCTTGTCTTTTTTTTGTAGCCTTCTTTTCTGGTTCCTTTTTTTGCCATGATTATTTCTCCATTTCGTTTGGTTGAATGATTTTTTCGCCATTTGACATGTATTGATTATAAATCTCTTTTCCCTCGGAAAGATGCTCGTCAATGAGAAGTTGCTCCTTTTTTAGTAATAAAGTCCGAGGTGGCTGAGAAGAAAATTCTTCCACCACAATAAACTCAAAAACACCCAGGCCGTATTTATCATAATCCGCCTGTAGCAGGGGGTTCTTGTGTATGCCTAGTTTTAATTCAGAACGGTGATGACGCCACCTTTTAGAGTATTGTTTTGATTGGCCGATATACGTTCTATTGTTTTCTTTATTATAAATGCGATAGATGGCCGCGGGCAACTGTCGTTGATATTCAAGGACTCTCTCAATCATAACTTCTCTGTTCGCATTGTATTTTTGTTTACGTTTTTTCGCAATAATAGCGGCATTAGCACGGTAATGTCGAGCGCTTTGGCCTATCCGACATTCTTTACACTCGTTTCGATGGCCGTCAGGAGAATCTAGTCGCTCATAAAACTCCATTATCGCCTTGGTTTCGTTACAAATGTGACACGTTTTTTCTTTCATTCTAGCTCAACATCCTAAAGTTATGCCTAATAGATCTCGTTGAAAACCCCCACTGTTCGTTATAGTCTAAACGAGCCATATAGGGTCGGTTAACAAATACTCGATCTCTACCTGGCGTTATGCCCCAGCATCTAATCTTTGTTAAGGTAGAGTTGCCGTCTATTGCTGTAATGACTAGATATGGTTTTCCGTTCTTTGTCTTGCGTTGTATAACCTCGCGAGGAATGAACCATACGAGACCCAGCTCTCGATCATATTCTGATATGGGCGGTATATACAATTCATCTAGCCGATTCTTGGTCTTGTGGTCCACGACCAGGTCCATCGGGAAAATGCCTGTGAGGCTCACGGTGTTTTCAATCTCTTCTTCGTGTGAAAAGTCGCCTTCAGGTTTATATGTTTCTATGTTCTCATTAAGCTTTTTCTTATTCTTTGGACGATCAACCGCAACCGCCGACCAAAAGTGCTTACGGCCCGTGAAACGATCGTCTATTAAGCCATCCATCGCACCGCTTCGCACTAACACATCCAACGCCTTCTTGTTGAACTTAGAGTATATCACATCGGGATGGAAAATGGTATCCTCAATCGTGTCGAAGGGTCGATTTTTTAATACCTGCTCAATGGCCGCGTCTCCGAGTCCTTTCAATGAAGATAGCGGCTGCACCAGTGTCATGCTATCGTTGGGATCGATTTCCCACACGTCAATCGATAGATTGATATCCGCCTTTTCAATATTAAATCCATAACTCTTGGCTATATTAATCGCCTTTTCTTTTCTAGACTCGGGCTCTTTGTCGAGGAATGCGGCCATCCATTCAGAGGGATAATAGTTCAGCAGCCACGCACACTGAAACGAAATAATCGAATAAGAAACCGCATGAGATTTATTAAATCCGTAACCAGAAAAGTATTCGAAAGTATTCCACAAACGATCTGCCGCGGAGAGTCTCATCCCCTTCTCTTGGCAGCCCTCCACAAATTTTGAATACAGTCGATTCTTGACTTTGTGGCCCTTTCCGGTGCCCTTCTTTGTCAACACCTTGCGCAGCATATTCCCCTCGTCCAGGCTAAGATTCTTGCCCAGCTTGTGTGCCAACAATGCTATCTGCTCTTGGAAGATTAAAAACCCAAACGTCTCCTGTGTTTCCTCCTGCACAATGTCATGGATGTGCTCAATGTCATCCGGGTTATTCTTGGCGTCCACATATTGTTCATGGACGTTGGCCGATAAGGGCCCGGGCCGATAGATAGATGTAATAGCCGCCAGATCAATAAGGCTTTCTGGTTGAGCGCGCTTGCAAAAGTTCTGTGCTGGCTGTTCCGTAAACTGAAAGATGCCGGCCCAGTTCCCCTTCTGAAAGATATTCTCGTATACGCTTTGGTCATCAAAATCTATGGTGTCGGGGTGCAAGTACTTATGATAGAAGTCGCGAACATCTTCAAAAGTTGGATCAGGGATGTTATAATGCCGCCGCAGCACGTGACGTATACAGCCATCAATCATCCGCAACGTAGACAGCCCCAACAAATCAAACTTGATAAACCCTAGAGGTTCCAGATGCCGAACGTTTTGTCCTTCGGACCATGGCGCCTGCCGTACTCCGCCGGAGTTAATCAACGGCATGCGTTCATCTAGGTTTTCTGCCACCAAAACGCCGCCGGCGTGGCGCGAACAAGAGCGCACCTGTCCTACCAGGGCCTCAACATGTGTCTTGACGTTCGGATACCTTATTAGGAAGCCGCGCAAGGAGGGGCTGAACTCCATGACCTCTTCCCACGTGGGATTATAAACCCCCGCCTTGATATCGTGCTTCCGCTTGGCGTCAGGAGTTGCCTCCCTTACCATGACGCTCGTGACCTTGTTCACCTCCATAAAAGGAATGTCATAGAATTTCCCGATGTCTTTAAGAAGGGACCGCAGCTGAAGTGTGTTCCAGTTAGAGATTGGCACCACAGTGTTCTCGCCCCAATCTTCGGCCAGACGCTCTTTCAGTTCCATTGGCTCCGACACATCAAAGTCAATGTCCGGGTAGTCCGTCGCATCTCGACGCAGGAACCTCTCGAAAAGAAGTCCCCACCGGATGGGATCGACCTGTGTTATATCTAGTATATAAGCCACCAGTGATCCCGCTGCCGAGCCTCGACCCGGTCCAGTTACTTGAACCTCGTTGGCCTTATCGACGATTGCCTTCATGGTCAAGAAGTATTTACTGAATCCCCTGTCCTCAATGACTTCTAGCTCCATCTTGAGGCGTTTCGCATATTCCTCGTTTTCATGAAGATTCTTGGTACAGAGGCCGTCGATGGCTAGCTTTTGAAGGGCCTGTTCTGCAGTAGCGCCTTCCGGCACCACAAAGTCTGGAAGTTTGATCGACGTGTCGGGAACAAAATCATCTACTCTGCTAAATGCTATGTGATGGGTCTCGGTTAAAGATTTAAGCACCAAATCGTCATCATATTCCACGCCGGACATCTCTGAATATTTTTTATAAGACTCCCACATCTGGTCCCCGTTTTTTGGATAAAGTTCATACCCAATCTCTTCCACGTCTACCGGCAAATCGTCCGACATCCATTCCGGCCTCGAAGATCCCTTGCCTAGCCACCCGAGTCGCTTGTAAAGTTCTCGATCCTTCCATGACGTAGGGCTTGGGTAGTGACTGTCGGCGGTTGAGATGAGCGCGAGGTTATACTCGTCCTTCATCTGAATGATATATTTATTTAGCTCGTGCTGCTCCGGAACGTTATTCCATTGTAGTTCGCCGTACCAACGATCGCCGAAAATTCTTATCATGTTCTCGGTGGTGGTCCGCATTGCACTCAAGACCGCCTCTGAGCCCTCCTCGCGATTGGCCCAATAGTCTCCCGCATAAATACCACCAAGACACGCACTAGAAGCAATCACCCCTTCACTGTACTTCGCCAGCATTTCATAGTCGACGCGCGGATAACGATAAAAGTTTTCTTGCTTATAACTGTCTGAGATTAACTTAAAGATGTTGCTTAGCCCTGTCTGGTTTTGAGCTATAAGAACCATGTGGCGCCGGTGATTAAGAAGACTTCTAATCGCTTTTTTGCTCTCTTCTTCGTCCTCGATTGAAGTACCGCTCATCTGGTTGTTAAGTTTGCGGCCCTCCTTTGCGTCTGCCTTAATCCTCTCGTATTCTTCACGCCACTCCTTAATGCTGGGAATAAAATACGCCTCTACTCCATATATGGCTTTGAATTCCTTCCCCTCGGTTTTCATTTTTTGAAGATGAAGAAGTTGATGACTAAAACCGTTCATATTCCCGTGGTCCGTCAGCGCCAATGCTTGGGCTCCATTCTCGTACGCATAATCCATATGCTCGGGGGGGTATCCAATCGCATCAAAAATGCTACCGGCTACGCTGTGGGCGTGAAGCCCCACAAATGGGATCGAGGGGTTTTTTCTATTCACTATCGTTTTCTCCTATACTGATGTGACCAGTAACAAAACCATAAGGTCGTTTGATGTCTTTGTAATGTCCTGATGTTATTAGTGTACAATATTGCTCCCACGTTGTCAAGTCATAAAACCACGAAAGTTCATTTATTATTGCATCCGACTGGGCTGCGTCTTTAAATACGTCTGATAACTTAAAATGCCTAGATTTGCGACGCTCTTCCGGGGGAAGTTTTCTCTTTGGTATTTCTTCCTCTACGGCGCGGGGATAATACGTACGAGAGTTGGATTTAATAACATTCCTGGCTCTGCGCCACTCTGCGGTGTCGAAGGTAAACCCAAGTGGCAACCCGTCGCGCACTGTCTTTCCCTCGAATGAAAAATAAAAGGGCCTCTTTTGACTCATTTTGCTGCGCGCAGCTTTAACTTCTTCTAGGTTATATGTTCCAAATGGAAAACTTACATAGTATCGATCAGGAATAAGCCAGCGCCCTAGACGCCGGCAAATCCAGTACGCGACATTTGCGCCATGAACAATGGACCAAGCGTAACAATCATATTTATCTCGGTGTTTTGGGTGGATTGGTACGTAGTAGATGGGAATTGACACATGACCCTCTTTGGGGTGTTTCACATAACGCCCTCTCTCAACTGTGTACAGGTCTTCCACCCAGTCTCCCACCTTGTGTTTAATAAGCGGAGCAATATCATCATTACAAACTATCCAGATAGTTTCGCAGCCGGCGTAGGAACACTCAGCCACTGATTTTTCAATCAAACTAAAATCTGGCGCTAGCGGCATCAGCGTGTCGTGCCCGGGCAAGTTAAACTCTCCTGTCGAAGCTGCAATCGGTATAATGCCAGCTAGGTGAAAGGCCTGTTCGTTCTGTGTGGCTACGTCCACTCCCCTGATACATTACAGCAAAATATATTTGATGTAACGTCCTCTCCTGCGATAAGCTCTTTTTTGTTTTTATGAAGCTCTCTTCTGTCGTGTTCCAAAACAATATTAAGGTGGTGAATCTTATCTCCAACTCGGCGCTCTGGGCCGTGGAGGCCGTTTTCTTTTATTATTCTCATTGCTGCAAATTTAGCTACCGTTCCAGAATTCTCAAACTCTTGTAGCCGATCGGCTGGAATATATGACTTTGTATAACAATCCTTAAATGAGCCATCATTGCCGTCTTTTCTTACAGAGGGATAGAAAACGAGCTTTTTAACAAAATCTCTTCCAGTGTGGAGAGTACAAGAGGCCTGCTTGGCGCCCCTTTTAATATTAAACCAATCATAAACAACATAATCTTCTACTTTTTCTTCTATTTCTAGTCCGTCGACGCGTTCCATATCAAAGATATAAAGTTTCTCAAAGCGAACCTTGATCATTCGATAAAACTCTGTTGTAACTTTAGCGGTCTGCTCTTCAATCCTGATGCTTTCTATTTCGGAAGGAATGGGGGTCAAGCCGCGCATTCCCAAATTAAATGTCAAGCGGTGCCAGTTGTCCGCTTTTTCTTTTTCTTCTATCGGATGAGGGGTCGTCGCACCATTAATAAGAAGCATTGCGTTGTTTGTCATCGCAAACTGAAGGGCCGATAAACTGTATCCTATAACGAGTTTTTTAGTATTTAGCTCTGGTGCTTCAACTACTTTAGGTTCGATCATGTGGTGATAGACTGCCTATAACGTAGTTTTCAGTAACGGTGTGGTATACACAATCCTCGTAGGCAATCTCACGAATCATTTGTGCTTCAACTACCAAGAGCCATCCGGGCTCCCAGTTGCGCGTACAATCAGGCGCTGCACCATCGTCGCTTACACGGACGACGACATAAGGCTCCGGAGGAGCTTCATAATCAGACGGCAGTAGTATGCTGCCTTCTTCTGCTTTTTCATTTTCCATCAATTCAACACTAATATTTCTATTTTGTGGCAAAAATCTCATTTTTTCTCCAAATCTTCTATCGCCGCCTTAATCGCTTCTTCGGCCAATACCGAACAATGTATTTTGACGGGGGGAAGCGATAATTCCTTCACGATGTCAGTATTTTTAATATCGCTCGCCTCTTTTAAGGTTTTGCCTTTTGTCCACTCAGTTGCCAAAGAGGAGGCTGCTATAGCAGATCCGCACCCAAAGATCTTAAACTTTGCATCACAAATACAGCCAGCGTCGTCGACTTTAATTTGTAACTTCATAACATCCCCACACTCCGGAGCGCCAACAATGCCCGTTCCTACACTAGGATCCTCTTTGTCCAAAGAGCCTATATTGCGAGGGTTGTCAAAATGATCTAAAACTTTTTTTGAATATGCCATTGTTTTCTCCTATACTAATTAGCCGCACTTGGCATAACCGCATGCTTTACAAGTAATACACCCCTCTATGTACACAAGCCCTTCGGCTTTGCATTCCGAACAAGTTTTTTCAGAAGCGCAGGCTCCATTAGTAATATACCCCTTGAGAACCCTTGCAACACACTTAGCAAAACTAAACATATCACTATCTCGATCCTTTTGTAGTTGTTCTACAACATACTGAATATTCGCTCCGGTACGCAAAGCCAACGATATCATGCGGGTGAACGCAGAATGGTTAGGGTTATCAAAAACCCTTACCAGGTCTTTTACTATGAGTGTATCTCCATTTTTACCAATCTTTAAATCATAAACGGCATTCATCGTCTTCCGAGGGTTTTTAACCAAAAAGCCCTCTTCGCGAGTTCTGGGTATCTCGATCAAATTTGATAGACCCCCCATTACTTCATAGGGCTTTCCATCCATAAGACCCACCATGATCACCCACTTTTCTCCCTGAATCGTAGCGCGATGTATATTGCATGGTAGCTCAAGAGGTCGCTTCGGCGCTGTATGGTGTGGAAACCTTTCCTTTCCTTTCTCTGTCAAAACACCGGAACGGGACCCATCAACGTACACCGTGATTCCTTTAAGTCCCCGTCTCCACCCCTCCATATAGATTTCGCCCACTGTACTGGGATTAGTGCCTTTGGGAAGATTAATGGTGGAGCTGATGGAGTGGTCTATGCTTTGCTGGATCGCTGCCTGAACATCAATACGTTTGGCCCAATCAATATCTCCCGATTCTACGAAAAAATCAGGAAGCGGATCATCGGCAAATAAATCTAAATACTCACGCACATTGTGGTGAAACACTTTATATTCCAACCACTTGTCTCCTAGTTCGTCAACATAGTCAGCCTCCAGACCTTGTTCGTTGTGCGACAGCTTTCGCCGGCGAACATAAATGTTTCTAAACACTGGTTCTAGGCCAGAAGAGGTTTGTGACATAATAGAAACGGAGCCAGTCGGCGCATTGGTGAGAATAGAAATATTACGACGCCCAAAAGTCTCAATTTTTTCAGACAGGTTTTTTGGGAGCCTTTTGATATATGAATTGTTTTTCTCTTTTTGCCAATCGAATGCCGGAAACGCTCCCCGTTCCTGGGCCAGATAGACACTCTCTAGGTAGGCGGTATCACGAATAGTCTCATAAATCTTCTCGATGATTTCGATGGCTTCGTCTGAATCGTAAGCAAGTTTGAGACGAGCCATGGCATCAGCGAGACCGTGAGTCCCGAGCCCTGTACGGCGGCCGCTCACACACGCCGTGTGTAGGTTGTCCCACAGTTCTCTTTCGCTGTCCGTATCGCACACCTTCCTGATTACTTCCAGCTTTTCTAGCTCTAGCTCTACAAGATCATCAGAAAGCCGCATGCCCACCGAGGTAATCTCTTTTAGCTTATTAAAATCGAAGACAGCCTTGTCACTAAACGGATTGCGCACCAAGTGTTTAAGGTTTAATGAAATGAGGCGGCAGCTGTCGTAAGCCGAGAGAGGGATCTCTCCGCAAGGGTTTGTCGTAAGGGTTCGAAACCCTTCGTCCTTGTAGCACTCCGCGGGAAGGTTTTTGATAATGTTGTCCCACATGAGCAGCCCGGGCTCCGCTGTTGTCGTTGCTGATTCTATTATTTGACTCCACAGCTCTGCGGCTTGGATCTCTTTCGTGTGGGTGGGGTTCTTTGAGTCGACCGGAAACTGCAGAGTAAATGATTCCTTGTTTTCAACCGCTCTCATAAAAGAATCACTTATTTTTACTGACACGTTTGCGCCAGTAACCTTAGTAAGGTCCTGTTTCATAACAACAAACTTCTCGATGTCTGGGTGACGAATGTCCATTGAGATCATGAGTGCTCCTCGGCGTCCATTCTGCCCTATCATACGACACACATAAGAATAGAAGTCCGCAAACGACCAAGCTCCCGTGGTGGTACGAGCAGAGTTGTTTACTTGCGCGTCTTCGGGGCGCAGGTTAGATATGTCAAGGCCAACACCACAGCGGCGCTTAAATAAATTAGCCAAATGTTTTCCGGTGTCAACGATTGAACTAATGTTGTCGCCTGGGGACTCCACGACCACGCAGTTGGATAAAGATACGTTAACATAATTATTTCCCACTCCCATCATAGGCGAACCTTGAGGGACGATGTATTTAAAATCCTTAAAGAAGGAATAGATCTCATCTTCGGTAAGGTAAGAATTCTTGCCAGATTCAAACTTGTCCTCTACTCGCGCGAACTCTCCCGCGAGGCGCCTATGCATTTCATCTGGACTTTTTTCTATAAAGCTTCCCTCGTTGTCTCGCAAACAATACTTGGTCATAAAAACATTGGTAGCAAGTTCGTCATCATTAAAATATTCTAGGGTTGCTGCGCGCACTTCTTCTTCTGTATACATTTTATCTATTCCCGTCTTTAAACTTCTTATATCTCTCGGCCAACTTTTGCTTCTGCGCCTGCGGACTCACTTCTACCTCGGTTTCTTCAGTTGGTTCTAGGATCTTCATAGATACTGTGCTGGTATCCATAAACAATGGATATATTATACCATCAGGACCGTTCCTGTTTTTAGCAATAAATACCCTTCCTGTGTTTGCCAGCTTATCATCGGTCGTTCGTGAGATGCTAAATATAAAATCCGAAACAAAGCATTTGTTGAATGCCTCGGAGATGGATTCCATAGTTATAACCTCGGCGTTGAGGCCCGATCGATTGGTCTGGGAAGCGGTCCACACAGGACACTTATATTCTTGCGCCAGGCCGCGAAGCTCTTCGTAGATAGATTCAAGTTCATTGCGCTTCTCTCTCTGGGCAGTTACGGGCCGCAAAAGATCTGCATAATCTACTATGATCATGTCAATGGGAACGTCCTTCATGCGTAAACGTTCCAGGTGCGTTTTAAGGGTATGAGTAGAGGCCGACTTGGTAGGATACTCTTTGATGATTAGGCGCCCTTCGATGTCTTGCACCTCTTCATAAATCTTTTCTTTAAATGTCATCAGATCACCCAACTCAATCCGTGTTAGACAGCTATCGTAGCGGGAGCCCACCACCGTATCTTGTAACTCCAACGTGTAATGAACTACCGTCTTGCCATCTTTAAGGGCCTGTGTCCCCAGGTGCACCAGGGCCATGGATTTACCGGCGCCTGTCGGGGCTATTACTACGCCGAGTTCCTTTTGTCCGAGGCCCCCTTGGCAGATGTTGTCTATGAGAGGCCAGCCCGTAGTAACGGGGTTCCTGAACCGGGGCCTAAAGCGTTCTTCGAAGTCTTTCT